TGGATGAGCTCGAATAATTTTTTAAAGACTCTTAACGAGATTGCTGATATGGCTATTGGCAATGAGAGTATAGAGGATGTGGGGTTTAACGATCGCACAACTCTCCCGGAGCTGTTATCCTATGCCTCCATCTACCCAGATGACAGGAAGAATTTGGTTGCTACCGATGCTAAGTTAGAGGAATTATCTAATTTAGTAGATAAATTAAGGCGTGATATATACGTGATTATGAAAAAGAATCACATTAAGGCTAGAAGAAAAGAAATAAATTATTAACTTTGTAGGTTTATGGGATCTATTTTAAGAGCATCAGAAATTTACGTCTCTAGTAATGGTGTAATTCCCGGGGGGTTGTATCGTTATGAAATTGTTAAAATGGTTAATGGATCAAAGGTATCCAAGGGTATTTTACAGGTATGTGCTGATGGTTATGGTGATAATTCAATACATATCTTTTGGGATGCTGTGAACAGTTCTTACGAATTTAGAATATATAAAAATGATTCATACGTGGTTGTGAAATCAGATGATGGTTATTTTTGTGATGACGGTAGAAAGGAGTGGATAAAGGATGGCTCTGAGTGAAGCTGCAAATAAGAAAAAATACTTACGCTATCTATATACTCAATACAAGAAGGGTGTTTTACAGCCTGATAAGATTGAGTTATTAGAGAGGGAGGGTTTTATTGGTATTGGTAAATCCGGGTACGCCCCTAGTGAGGAGAAAGCTCTCAGGATAGACGAGTCGTGGGAAAAGATGATGGATCCATTTTCGAATAGTGGATCCTATTATCTTTATAAGAAGGATATTACCAAAGACGATTGGATGCCTGCCAGTGTTCTGGATCATTCTGCGGAATTCGTGAAGTGGATCAATTCCATGGTTTACGGACTCTTCCCCAATAAAGCCGACTATAAGAAGTTTACCATGTATAAAGTACAGGCTTATAGATGGTTACAGGATGATGATAACATAAGTTCTTACCACACTGAGGATGCTCAAAGGGAGTACAAGATCAAGGAGTATAATCGATGTGACGAAAATAGTTTATACTTTGTAAACCGATACGGGGAATTAAAAGAGGGTGATATATCCTCCGGGTTTGTTAAGTATCAGGCCCGGGAGCATCATGCTGTTATTTGTTACCTCTTTGATTGTGGTTACAACGTCATCGGTGGGAAAGGTCGTCAGATAGGTTTTACTTCCATTATGGGGCTTCTGGCTTTGAAGAAGCTAATATTTCAACCAAACTATTATATCAAATTTGTCACCGAAGATAAGGATACTGGTGAGGAAATCTTTAACGATAAAGTAAAATATCCATTCGGTGCTATACCCAGATGGATGGCTCCCAAGGTTAAGTCAGATTCCGGAACCCGGTTCTGGTTATCGGATAAAGCTAAGAAGGGTGAGAAGGGGTACCCTAACAGTAGGATTGATGTTATAGCTCCCAAGGTTACAGCTATTAACGGTGGATCCCCACAGTTGGCTCTTGTGGATGAGATAGGTAATATAGGCATTCTTGGAGGCATGCTTAATGAAGCTAGGCCTACCATGTTCTGGAATAACCCAAAGACCGGGAAGTTCGAACTGAAACGTCAGGTTTGGATGTGGGGGACCGGAGGTAAGATGGAGAAAGGTAAAGGGGAGTATGAGAAGGAGTGGTACAGGATTTTGGGTTTATGGGAAGCAAAGAATTATTCAAACGGTTTTGTTCCATTATTTTTCAGCTGGCACTGCAGGTTTGATAAGCAGGAGTACATAAAGGAAAAGAACTGGTACTATGGTGCCCGGGCCATGAAGGAGGATATAGATCTTGAAACCTCTAAGACCCAGTTCCATCAGCACTATCCGTCTTCATTTAAGGACATGTTCTTAACTACTGCCAGTACTCTGGTATCCCGGGAAATTATAGAGGGTGGTATTGATCGTTGTAGAAAAGCCTCTCCAGCTATGCAGCCAGTTTATGGTTATTTCGAACCAGTGTTTGATGAGAGCGATCCGATGCCCCCGGAGAGTGACATACCTTACCGCATAATTGGGGCTAACTTCGTCCCGATAGATGATACAGATGATTTTAAGAAGGCTTCTACATGCATCTTCAGGATGCCACAACCTCTCTGGAAGGATCGCTATTACAAGGGTACTGACCCTATTGCTACTGAAACAGGTCACTCTAAGTTTGCAAGTGGCATATGGGATGATTACGAGAAGACAGTATCCGCTGTTATGAATTTTAGACAGCAGCATGATCATAAATATACTTTTCTGCAGAGTTTACTTCTGAATATTTTTTATGATACTGCTACTCCGGGTATAAAAACAGGGGTTAAGGAACTTGTTGAGGCTAACATAGGTACCAACTACATTGACTACATGGAGGCCAAAGGATTTTTTAGTACTATGGTGTTTAACAGCCAGCTGCCTAACAAGGTTGTGGGAGGAGCTCGGTTGGTTGGTATTGATAATAAAGGTAATAGAGCTAACGGAATTATAGAATACATGACAGAATTGTTGAGAAATTATCACGATCGTTTCTATATTCCTGCTATCTTTGAGCAGTTAACTACTTTTGTTCAGGATTTGACTAAAAGCGGTAAAGAGATTTGGGGTCCTATGAACAAGTTAATGCATTTTGATGATATTCTATATGCAATAACGTTTGCTTACATATGTAGATTATCTCATATGAATTTACAACCTATTCATTTGGATAACGCTACGGCTAGGATGGTTGTTAAGCATAGACTTGTCAGGACCGGTAACTGGGATATAAAAAGGGTTGCAGTTAAGGTTCCTGTTTATGGTAGAGAAGGTGATGGAAGTTTTTCAAATTTAGGTAATTATGACTAGATTATTTGATCCTACCGGTATTAAGCCGGATGATTATAGGCACAGATACCCAGAGTTAGAGCGTACAGAGGAGTTCACAAACTTAAATGTCAGGGAACTACTTTTTGTTTGGTGGTACGCTAATCCCACTTCGGAGTTGGTTATTGAGTACCAAGACCCTTATGAAAGAGCTCAGGCAGCTTTGGAGAGATCAAAATATAACCCCAGTAAAGTTGAGCGTGAGAGTATACTACGCTGTCAGTTTAATACTGAGATGGCAGCAGCAATTAAGAAGATGTCTGGCTATGATCCCGGTGCCCGGTTTCGTGGGTATATGATGATTAAATCTATTTTTGATCATTATGAGGGCATCATTAAGGATGGTCCGGCTAAGTTTGTTACTGTTGAAGGTAAAGGGGAGAACCGGGTTGAGACTACTGATTACCCTAAATACGTGACTACCAGCGCGAAGATAGCGGAAGAAATTCCGGGATTACTTTCAAAACTAGAAGAAGGGTTTGGGGTTTTGGATTCGAAGGGAGAAGCTGTGGAAGGTGCAGAAGAGTCTTCGGCTTTGCATGATTGGCATAGAAATAAAAATAGTAACTAAATATGAGATTCCTGTTAAATTCAGCTCCAAATAAACCGAACAGGGTAGAAACCCCGGAGGTTGATAAAGATGTCCAGTATCATATAGATTATGGTAGATGGGTTATCGGTAATGGCATGGTACAAGGTCATTCAGAGTACTTGTATAACTATAAGATCAATGCTCAGTTTTATATGAACAAACAGTGGGTTCTTGATGAAGACACTGAAGCGTTTTTTAAGGATGATAGCGGTAACGACCGTAACAGAATTAAGGTTACTCGTAATTACATTCAGCCTATGGTTGAGCAGTATAGAGGTAATGCTGAGCGTATGACTTTTGACATGAAGTTGGCCAACATCTCCCCAATGGCTCGAAGTCGGAGGGAGAGGGGTTTAGCTAAGCTTATGATTTATAATGATGTAGCTAAGACTATGTCTGGTTTCGGTGAGTACATGCAGAGCAATAACATGCCTGTAGGTAATGATGCTGAGATAGAGGATAAGTATAACAATATGTATGCGGATAAGTACGTAATAGCTACCAATCGTTTGTTAAGGTATTCAAAAAATGTTAGCCACTTAGAAGATTTTAAGGATGTACTTGCTAGGGATATAGCTCTGGCTGGTATAGGTATAATGAAACCTTATCCTCATAGTGGTGAGTGGCTTTTCAAGAGAGTCCTTCCGGATCGATTCGGATGGGATCGATCCGCTACTGATCAACGTTTGCTTGATGCTGAGTATTTTTTTGAGGATGACTATATGCCACTCTCTTCTTTGGTTGAGATGTACCAGAATATATCCGAGAATGATAGAAGGAGAATGGAACAGTTTATCTCTTCTATGGGTATCAAGGCTACTGGAATTCCTGTTGATATAGCTGCAGCTGGTAAAATTCCTGTGTTCACCGCTGTGTGGAGGGATATGACTGTGGATACTTTTGGATACATTAATGATCAGTTTGGTCAGCGTGTTTTAAAGAGGATAGGTTATATAGAGGAGGGGGAAGAGAAACCGGCTTACACTATGGAGGATGTTATTCCATTTAAGGATTTAACAGTTTACCAAAAGAGGGTTCTTAAGGGTGGTTCTACGGCTAGGCTTTATGTTGACCTATGGAGATACTGCAAGTTTGTTCCTGTAGAAGTAGTGTCAGCATCATTTCGCGATCCTAATTCAAAAGATATTGCTTTGGAGTATGGCATGGTTCCTTATCAGGAATCTGACCTGTATAAACCAACTAACATGCTTCCACCCTACAAGGTTGGGATGTGGTCCTATGTAGACGGGGAAGTGCTTGCCCCGGTTTCGGTGGCTATTAATCCCCAGCGTATGATTAACCGGTTTTTATCTGTGATGGAGAACTATATAAATAACTCCGGGGGAGCTGGGGTTGTTTTTGATAAAGATCTTATAGGTAGTACTCCTGAGGATGAAATAAGGGCTAGTATAAATAAGGGAGAAGCTATTGGTGTGTATGCTAAAGGTCGTGGTGTTCAAAATATTTTTGGTAAGTATGACTCCACCCCTAAGGAATCAGTGGTTGCCTTTCAGCAGTTGATAGACAGTTTTAAGATGGGCATCGAGCAGGTTACTGGTGTGAATGAGGGAGTAAAAGGTGAGACCAATAATCCGGATCAATTGGTAGGTGTAATGCAGCTTATGATTCAGCGTGGATCCATTATACAGGAACCATTTTATAAAGCTATTATGGATATTTATTCCGGGTGTTACCAGAGTATAGCCACTTCTGGGAAACGTTACTACATAGATAATGACGTTGAGTTAGTGGATGCTGTTGGGGAAGAAGAGGCTACAGTGTTGAAACTCTCAAAGGAGATGAGGAATGAGTCTCTGCGCGTACACCTTGTGCGTAGTATAGATGATGCTAATGAAAGAATGTCCGTGGATAGTACTATAATGTCCTTCCTGCAGTTTGGTTTAATAGATCAACCCATTGCATCTAAATTGTATGGTAGGGCAACCATGGAGGAAACTCTGTTTGCTATGAGGGAGTATCAGACTAACATGGCTGTTCAGAAGAGGATGGCTGCTCAGGCACAGGAGGCTCAAATTACTCAGCAAAGAAATGCTCAGGAGCAGGCTGGTCAGGTGGTTTATAATGAGAGTATCAGGGATAAAGTTCGTGAACAGTTAAATCAGGATGCTGATAGGTCTGTGCAGATGGCCGCTATTAATGCAAAAAAATCATAAATTTTTTGAATATGTTGTAATTAATTATATAAATTTGTGGTTGTTAAGGCAATGAGAATGGAATTTTTTATAGTTTACTAGTAATTTTTAAAAGAATCAATTATGGGAAGAGAAAATGATGCATCACCGGAATCCATGCTCTCAGCTATGTCTGGACTGGTTTCGGAGAAAAAGATGCAGGATGTTACGAATAAATCCGGGGTTAAGCCGGGTGAGGTTATTTCTAATGAAAATGATACGCCTCCTGTTGTAATAGAAAAAGGAGAATCGGATCTGAATATACAGGATCCTGTTAAGCCTGTTAAGGCAGTCGCACCAGTGGTTGTGAAGTCTCCTTTAGGGGATCAGGTATTTGGAGTACCCGCGGCTACTGAGGTTAAGCTTTCATCTTTTGCTGATATAGCTGCTTATGCTAAAGATGTATTGGGTGAGGAGATAAAGGATATACAGGATTTTGCTACGTTCTTTCCCAAGATTAAAGAAATGCGAGATGCGGCCGCTAAATTTGAGAACACTGAGAAGGAGTTGAATACATACAAAAATGCTATCAACAACCTTCCTCCTGATGTTTCTCTTATTCTTACAGCTGCCCTGCAAGGTCAGGATCATATGCCTATAATTCAGAAACTGACCCAGAAGGCTGTTGTAGATTTTGATAAGCCGTTTG